CTAGCATAGGTGAAAATCTTAACGAAGTCGACGAAGAAAGACTGAAGGCACAGGAAAAAGGCGCAAAGTCGTTATTGTCTTTTGAAGCAGCACTTTTACAAACAAGAAACGAAATAATAGGAAGTTTAATAGATAGTGGCATTTTTGGCTCTTTAGAAAATTTACTAAGCAGAGTAGTAGGTGTTTTCACAAGCGAACAAACAATGGACGCTTTAAAGTCTGGAATTAAAGGATTATCTTCCTGGCTGAATGGTTTAATTAGCGACATAGAATCTGGCAATTTGTGGGAAACTTTATCCAGTTATGCAGCAGACGCAATGAGAAAGCTTGGTAGTTTCTTGGTAGGTGCTTTAAAAACAGTTCTTTTCGGCAGCGAAGCGTCAGCAGCTGATCTTGAAACAAGACAGGGACTTCAAAAAAGACAACAAGATCTTCTATCGAAAACAGGACCAGGACAACAGACCACCATTTCGAGCGAAGAAACTAAAGAACTGCAAGCAATCAACAGAGAACTAGAAAGAATCGAAAGCCTGGATTACGAAGGAATACTAAGCGGGTTATTTGACTTTAATTGGCAGTCTCTTGCCAAAATTGGCATTTGGGCAGCAGGATTTGCAGCAGGCCTGGGGCTAATTGGTGCAGGGCTATCAGCCTTAGGCGCTAAATCGCCTCTTATACTAGCAGGCGGAGCAGCAATAGGCAGTGCTATAGCATTAATAGGAGCAGGAATAGCAGGAGCAACATGGCTAATGGGTGGCGCACTAACTAAATTTGCTGAAGGTCTGCAATTATTTGACGAGATAGACGGTGGTAATTTAATTAAAATTGGTGGTGGGCTAATCTCACTTGGCGGAGGAATGGCTGTGTTTAGCGCAGGAATGGCAGCTCTAGCAGTGGGCAATGTTATTGATTCTGTATTAGGGTTCTTTACTAAATCACCTTTTGAAAAAATAGCACAGGAAGTAAAACACTTCGACTCAATCGATCTAAGCACAGTTGAACAAATCACAGATACCGCAGACGGGTTGCTAGGTCTAGCAGACATAACAGACAAACTAGATGCTTCTCCTATTGCAGGATACACAGACGCAATAATTGATCTAACAGATGCGCTTAAAGATATGAACAAAGAACTTTCAGGCAGTGGAGGAGGAATACTTGGAAGAAGGTCGACTCCTGCTGCTGGAGAAATTTTAGAAAGTATAACAAGTGCAGGAAGTGCCGATTCTGATCGAGATGAAAAACTAGAAGAAGTAAATAGGACACTGGTAGATATACTGGGTGTGCTAATGCAAACGCATGATATCGACCGACGTCAACTAAATGCTACACGAGCAATGACAAACAATCTATACGCAGGATCCTAACACATGTCTTGGAAAAAGTATTTTAACCCCGTTAACACATCAAATAACAAATCTGGAGAATTTTCTCCTCTGGGGGGCGGGTCCAGTTCCACAGTAGGACCTGCTAGTTCTAATTATAATTCATATCTTCCAGAAGTTTACATAGGATCACCCAACAGAATAGAAAGATACGGCCATTACAACACAATGGATCTTGACTCTGAGGTCAATGCTGCACTCGATATACTAGCAGAATTTTGCACTCAGGTAAACGAACAAAACGGAACTGCTTTTAGATTTAATTTTCACAAAACTGCTAGTAGCTCTGAAATACAAATTTTAAGCGAATATCTAAAGCAATGGTACAAGTTAAACAAGTTTGAAACCAGAATGTTTCGCATGATTCGCAACATATTCAAATACGGAGATCAGATTTTTCTTAGAGATCCTGAAACAAAAAAACTGTTTCATATTGAACCTGGCAAATTAAAAAGAATCATTGTAAATGAAAGTGAAGGCAAGATTCCAGAACAGTATATTGTGGATGATATTAACTTTAACTTTAAAAATCTTGTTGCAACAAAACCTCAACGAACAACAGGCAACATCTATGGCGGAGGCTCGGGCTATCTGCAGGGCGGAGCAAGAGGCTTAGCAGGCGATGCTCCCACACAAGCAGGATCACGGTTCCAGTTGGATGAAAAAGAAACTGCTGTGGATGCTAAGCATATTCTGCATCTTTCTCTGTCAGAAGGCCTAGACCCAAATTACCCGTTTGGAAATTCTCTGCTGGAAACTGTTTTCAAAGTCTACAAGCAAAAAGAACTGCTGGAAGATGCTATTATAATCTACAGAGTGCAACGTGCTCCTGAAAGAAGAGTATTTTATGTTGACGTAGGTAATATGCCCCCTCACCTTGCTATGCAGTTTGTGGAAAGAGTAAAAACCGAAATTCATCAGCGAAGAATTCCTTCTGCAACAGGTGGTGGACAAAATGTTATTGACAGTTCTTATAATCCTCTTTCTATTCATGAAGATTATTTCTTCCCCCAATCCGCGGAGGGAAGAGGATCCAAAGTTGAAACACTGCCAGGAGGCACAAACCTTGGTGAGATAGACGATTTAAGATATTTTACCAACAAGCTGGTACGCGGGCTCCGTATACCTTCTTCTTATTTGCCAACAGGCGCCGAAGACGGTGCTACAAGTTATAACGATGGCAGAGTCGGCACGGCTTACATTCAAGAATTGCGATTCAACACCTATTGCGAAAGACTGCAAGGGCTAGTAATAGAAGGACTCAACGAAGAGTTCAAACGCTATCTGCTGGAAAAAGGTGTAAACATTGACACAAATATGTTTGACTTAGAATTTGAGCCACCGCAAAACTTTGCTAGCTATCGTCAAGCAGAATTGGATAATTCTCGAGTACCAACCTTTGGTCAGATGAGTGCTATACCATATATTTCCAATCGATTTGCTCTTAAGAGATTCCTTGGTTTAACAGACGAAGAAATAGCAGAAAACGAAAAGCTATGGCGTGAAGAAAATGATGATGCAGTTGATGTTGCACCTAGTGACGCAGAAGCAGAAATGCGAAGTGCCGGAATTAGCAGTGCAGGCCTAGAAGGCGATCTCGAAGGCATAGAAGACGAAGCACCGCCCGAAGAAGGCGATTTTGCCGGCGACGCAGAAGGTCCAGGAACTGCAACAGGCGAAGAACTAGGCGGCGGCGATGCAGGAGGAGAAAGCGACTAAGCTAAATACTGCTATGATATTGCGTGAACTTTTTTACTTTGATCGACAAACGATGGAACCAGGTGAAGACGATCGTTATTCTCCTGAATACGATGATTCTATAGTAGATCTGGATGATGTAAGAAAGACACGTCTTACTCTGCGTCAAATTAACAGAGTTCGCAAAAGTGCAGAATTGCACACTCAGGAAAAAGAAAAAGAGCTGGTTTTTGTTAGACAAATGTATGGACTAGCTGCTCAGGCTGAACAAGGCATGATGTAATGCCTAAAATTGACAAAAGTCAATATTCAAAAGCCGAATGGCAGAGAATTAAACAGCAGCGACGCATACAAAAAACTATCCCCAAATCCAATCAGTCTCCAAAAACATCTTATGAGTACAAAACAGCATTTGTGCTAGGCAATGGTGTCTCAAGAAAAACTATAGACCCTCAAGATATACAGCAGTACGGAACAACCTATGGATGTAATGCTCTGTATCGATCCTTTTCTCCTGATTATCTGGTAGCAGTAGATGTGAAAATGATAGCAGAAATCAACAAGCACGGTTATCAGCACAATCACGAAGTTTGGACAAATCCAAACAAATCCTACAAGGCAATGAAAAATTTAAACTTTTTTCATCCAGCAAAAGGCTGGAGTTCAGGACCAACTGCATTATGGCTTGCAAGTCAGCACGGTTATTCAAGAATTTTCGTATTAGGTTTTGACTATCAAGGACTAGAAGAAGGTAAACGATTTAATAACATTTACGCAGACACTGTTAATTATAAAAAAAGTAGAGACCCTGCAACCTTCTATGGAAACTGGTTGCGTCAGACCAGAACAGTCGTAAAAGATCATCCGGACATACAGTACATTAGAGTAATACAAGCAGATAATTTTTGTCCTGATGAACTAAATAGATTTGACAACTTTAAAACAATTTATATAGAAGATTTCCAAAAAATCTTTGATCTTACCTAGAATTTACCTCAAAAAGGCTCATTTTGAGCTTAAATCCCCACGGTTTTTGTGCTTATAAGTAAATAATAACGACAGCCTATCATAGGTACTACATTTATAGGAGTAAAAAATGAATAAATTTGAAGAAATGCTCGAGCGTCTTATTAATGAAGACAAGGCAGGAGCAGAAGAACTTTTCCACGAAATTGTGGTAGAAAAATCCAGATCAATCTATGAAAATCTACTAGCAGAAGATTACGAAGAAGACGAAGAAGTTGAAGAAGCTGATCACGACGACGAAGACGACGAAGAAGTTTCCGAAGACTTTGACCTAGACGAATTTGAAGTTGCCGAAGAAGATCCAATGGCTGCAATGGGCGGTGACGAAACTGACGAGCTCGAAATGGACATAAGCATGGACGACGAAGGCAGCGAAATGGACACGGACATGGACATGGACGACGAAGGCGAAGAAGAGCTAGAGGATCGTGTTGTTGACATTGAAGATGCTCTAGACGAACTAAAAGCTGAGTTCGAAAAAATGATGGGTGACGAGGAACCCACAGACGACGCCGACGACGAAGGCGAAGAAATGGACATGGACATGGAAATCGACGCCGAAGACGACGAAGACGAAGACATGGACATGGACGACACGGACGACGAAGCAGAAAAAGAATCCTTTGACCCCACTGACCAAGTTGCTACAATGCGTGAATACGTAGAAAAAGTAACTGCAAAGATGGGCGACGATGGTGTTCAAAAACAAAGCACAGTAGCAGGCAAGAACGACATGGGCGGAACCGCTGCTAACATTGCTCGTGCTGACACAGAAAACGGCGTCGAAGCAAACAAAGGCAACCTAAAAGGTTCTGCACTAAGTGATCAGAACGCCAAAGAAGAAAACATGGGAAATGTTAATGTTCCAGGCGGCAAAGCTTCAAAATCAATGAAGAATCAGCCAAAAGGCCACGGAGCAGAAAAGAAAGGTTCAGGTGAAACTGCTGACAACAAGCAGTCTACACTAAGAGCCAGAAAATAAGGAAACAGGATGACAACTGCTTTAAGAGAACAGCTATCCTTTGATCAAGCAGGCATTGTTGTTGAGAATGCCAACGAAGGCAAAGACCTTTACATGAAAGGAATTTGTATTCAGGGCGGGGTAAGAAACGCTAATCAGCGTGTTTATCCTGTAAATGAAATTGGTAGAGCTGTCAAAACCCTTAACGACCAGATTGGCGGAGGGTATTCTGTGCTCGGCGAAGTAGATCATCCAGAAGGTCTTACTGTAAACCTAGATCGTGTCAGTCACATGATTACAGAAATGTGGATGGAAGGATCAAATGGTTATGGCAAGATGAAGATTTTACCAACCCCTATGGGACAACTAGTAAAAACCATGCTGGAAAGCGGCGTAAAACTGGGTGTTAGCAGCAGGGGTTCAGGTAATGTAAGCGAAGACGGTCGCAACGAAGTAAGTGATTTTGAAATCATTACTGTTGACGTTGTAGCTCAACCAAGTGCTCCAGGGGCTTATCCAACGCCTATTTATGAGCATCTTATGAATGCCCGAGGAGGGTATAAGGCTTATGAACTTGCACAGGCAACTAGACAAGACCCCAAGGCACAAAAATATCTAAAAGAATCGTTGATTAATATAATCAACAGACTCCAATAACAGGAGAAAATATATGTTGGACGCACTAAAAACACTATTTGAAAACGACGTAGTTTCCGAAGACGTGCGTGCCCAAATCGAAGAAGCTTGGGAAACCAAGGTCAAAGAAAACCGTCAGCAGGTAACTGCTGAACTGCGAGAAGAGTTTGCACAGAAGTACGAACACGACAAGCAGACTATGGTTGAAGCAGTTGACCAAATGGTTTCTGAGCAACTTGCATCTGAAATTGAAGAGTTTAAGGAAGACCGCAATCAGCTTGCTGAAGCAAAAGCCAAATATGCAGTAAAAATGCGTGAAAACGCAGACCTGCTAAAGACTTTTGTGCAAAAACAGCTTGCTAACGAAATTTCAGAACTACATCAGGATCAAAAAGCAGTTGCTGAAAAGTTCAGTACACTGGAAGATTTTGTTGTGGAGGCACTGTCTAAGGAACTATCAGAATTCTACGAAGACAAGAAAGATCTTGCAGAAACCAAGGTCAAGCTTGTAAGAGAAGCAAAAGAAAAATTTGCAACTCTGCAGAAGAATTTTGTTAAAGAAAGTGCTCGCTCAGTATCTCGAGCAGTTGAAAAAGGTCTTACCAAAGAAATTTCTCAGCTGAAGGAAGATATCGAAGCAGCACGCAAAAATGATTTTGGACGCAGACTATTTGAAGCATTTGCTAGTGAATACACCACAAGCTATCTCAATGACAAGTCCGAAACTTCCAAGCTAATGAAAGTGGTTGATACAAAAGATCAACAGCTTGCAGAAGCAAAAGCTCTTGCAGCAAAAGCTCGAAAGCTTGCAGAAAAGCAGAAGCAGGAAAACAAGCGTATTCTTGCAGAAGCACAGAGAAAAGAAACAATTAATGATCTAGTTGCTCCTTTATCCAAGGATCAAAAAGACATTATGACAGACTTACTGGAAAGCGTTCAAACGCCAAAGCTACGCTCAGCGTTTGATAGGTACCTACCGGCAGTGATTGACGGTAATACTCCAGCGAAGCAGAAGGCACCTCTTACAGAAGGCAAAGAAATAACAGGCAATCGTGATGAGTCAGTCACACAAAAACAAGCAAACGACGGTAACGTAGTAGATCTTCGTCGTTTAGCAGGAATAAACTAAGGAGATATTCAAATGTCAGAACTACTAGAAAGTCGCTGGCAGGACACCAAGAAAGCACTCATGGAAGGCCTAAACGGTAACAAGGCCAAGATCATGGAGACTACACTTGAGAACACACGCAAGTACTTGTCAGAAAGTGCTACAGCGGGTGCTACTTCTGCCGGTAATGTCGCAACTCTAAACAGAGTTATCCTACCAGTCATTAGACGTGTTATGCCAACCGTTATTGCTAACGAGCTAGTTGGTGTTCAGCCTATGACAGGTCCAGTTGGACAGATTCACACACTGCGTGTACGTTATGCTGATTCAGTAGACGTAAACGACGGAACGTCCACAACTGCTGGTGAAGAAGCACTATCACCATTCAAGATTGCTGAAGCCTACTCTGGTAATGAAGCAGATCCAGCATCGGCTGCTGCTACTTCAAGCCTAGAAGGTCAGCCAGGTAACAGACTCAGCATACAGATCTTGAAGCAAACTGTAGAAGCCAAAACTCGTAAGCTCAGTGCACGCTGGACTTTCGAATCTGCACAGGACGCTCAAAGCCAGCACGGCATTGACGTTGAAGCAGAAGTAATGGCTGCTCTTGCTCAGGAAATCACTGCTGAAATTGACCAGGAAGTTCTTGCTTCTCTCAATAACCTAGCAGGCACAGCAAGCGAAACTTACGATCAGAGCGCAGTATCTGGTACTGCTACTTTCGTTGGTGACGAACACGCTGCTCTAGCTGTTCAGATCAACAGAGTAAGCAACCTCATTGCTCAGCGTACACGTCGTGGTGCAGGTAACTGGTGTGTGGTTTCACCATTCACTCTTACTATCCTGCAGAGTGCAACTACATCTGCATTTGCACGTACCACTGAAGGTACCTTTGAAGCACCAACCAATACCAAAATGGTTGGTACACTCAACAATGCAATGAGAGTGTATGTTAACACATATGCAAGAGATAACTCACCTGTATTGGTTGGTTATAAAGGCTCAAGCGAGAGTGACGCGGCTGCGTTTTATTGCCCGTATATTCCTCTAATGAGCTCAGGCGTTGTATTGGATCCAAGCACATTCGAGCCAGTTGTCAGCTTTATGACGCGTTATGGCTACGTTGAGCTATCCAACACAGCTTCATCGCTTGGTAACGCAGCAGATTACCTCGGTAAAGTTGCTATCCAAAACGCAGACGTTAGCTTTAGCTAAGATAGAATATATTTTTATATTCGGAAATAGGGTACAATTTGTGCCCTATTTTTTTTTTGACTTTTGCCTACATATAATATATACTAAAAAGCAAAGGCATCTAATGAAACACCAAATACTAGAGCTAGTTAGACAACATCCAAAACAGTTTTCTCAGTTAATTAAAAGAGACAAACAGTTGTTTTCTTACATAAAAGATTCTTGCGGCGACTCAATTGCGGAAAAAGCGTATAACGCTGTATACGAAGAATCACAAATTTGCAAAAACAATTCGCACAAAAAGTTTCGATCTTTTCAGCAAGGATATGGGTTTTGCGGTTCTAGTAAACACTGTGCATGTGCAAAACAGTCTATAAGCCAAAAAGTTTCAGCAGCAAAACAAGCCTATACACCAGATCAAAAAAACTCAATCTTGGAAAAAAGAACTGCAACAAATTTAAAAAAATACGGTGTTGCTAACTCAGCACAAACCGAAATCGCAAAGAGCAAACATGCAGAATTTTATGCTGATCAAGAAAAAGTAAACACAGCAGTTGAACAAGCAAGGACCACAAAATTACTAAAATACAGCAATAGCACGTACAATAATGCAGAGAAGATCAAAAAAACCTGGCAAGAAAAATATACCGATTTGTACTGGAATAACTTCTACCCAGACAAAGAAATAGAAACACTTGCAGACAAAAATCAGCTTTTCAACTTATATAAACAAAAAAGCATACCAGAAATTGCACAACATTGTAATGTACATATTCAAACTGTGTACAAATATCTCAACAAGCACAAACTGAGAGACCCGTTTTCTAGTTCTGAAGAAACAGAAGTTGTGAGATTTTTGCAAAGCCTTGGTGTTGAAAATATTGTTCGCAACACAAGAACACTACTTCCAAGCAGAAAGGAAATTGACATCTATCTGCCTGACTACAATTTAGCGATTGAATACAACGGAGTGTATTGGCATCATGAAGACGTAGATCATATAACAAAATCGTATCATTATGACAAGTTTCAGGAATGTGAAAAGTTGGGAATACAGCTAATAACCATATTTTCAAATTTTTGGAAATCTCAACCCGACAGGATAAAGCAGATATTAAGAAATAGATTAGGAATCGATAACGAAAGAATTCATGCTAGAAACTGTTCAATACAGTATATTACTACAAAACAAGCAAAAACATTTTTCCAGCAAAACCACATACAAGGATATTCTGTATCCAGTGTTAGATTGGGGTTGTTTGAAAAAGATCAACTGGTTGCTGCTATGACTTTTTCTCGACCAAGAACCGGAATTGGAAAATCAGAAAAAGGCTGGGAGTTAGTTAGATTTGCATCAAACACAAGAGTAGCAGGCGGCGCTAGCAAACTATTGCGTCACTTTATAAAAGATTATTCTCCAGAATGTGTGATTTCTTATTCGGACAATGAATGGAGCAATGGAAACCTTTACAAGACACTAGGCTTTGACTTAGAAAGTAATATTCCTGCTAGTTACTGGTATCTCAAACCCAGAGAAGAACGATTTTATCATAGATATAATTTTGCAAAACACAAACTTGTAGAAAAAGGGCATGACGCAACGCTAACAGAACGCGAGATAACAAGACAGATTGGACTGTTAAAAGTATGGGATTGCGGCAAAAAGAAATGGAAATTAAATTGCAAACTGTGAAAAACCGATGTTGTGGTCCTGCTAATAAATGTATATAAGCGAAGCAGAAAATCTTTTTCGTGCAGGTTACAGAAGGTTTTGGACATGTGGTAATCTGGTGTTTGAAAAACAGATCCGATAAATAACTTTTTACA